CATGGGAACTTTGTGCCGAATGAAAGAATGGATTGCCGATGTCACAATCATCAATGGCTTCTACGCCACGCAATGCAGTCAATACACTAATCGTTTAACGCTACGAGAGCTCGTAGCATATTACTTTAAAGAATATGTACACAATTGACCAACTTTCAATCTTAGCAGGCTTACAGCCAGCCAATATGACGAAATCGTCTTCCAATATGACGAAAAACACCCCAAATATGACGAAAAAACGTCCTAATATGACGAAAAAAAAAGCTAAATGCTTGACTATCAAGCATGAATGACAATATGACGACTTTTTACCCCTATAGGGGAAAAATACTTATATGTATTTTATCATATTATTATATATATAATATATATACTCTTTTTTTTATTTTTTATATAAGAGACTAAAAGTCGTCATTTCGTCATAAAACAAAGCCCATTAAAGGATACAGAAAATAATTTCGTCATAATCAACAGAAATTTCGTCATATTGTTAATAAAGTCGTCATAAAAAACTTCATTTCGTCATGCTTTTCGGGTAATTTTACAAAAAACACAAAAAGTGTTTGTATATAAAATAACCCCTTTAAATATGACAAAGACAAAGTACAGACAACTGCTCAACCAATCAATCAGAGCAAAACGATGGAACGAAAACTCGACTGTCCGACAACTAGTCTGCATGCCTCGAGAGAAATTCCGCATGTATCTCGAATCCCAGTTCACCGACGAAATGACATGGGACAACTTCGGCACCTATTGGTACCTTAAATTCCGCACACCGCTCAAGACGGCAAAGGATGAATACCAACTCATCACATTGTTTCACTATTCTAATATCTATCCACATGAAATTATTCGAGCTAAAGAAAATCCAGTCAGACTTCCCAACCGAGAAGATAACAACATCAAATGAAGCACAACAATTCATCCGTCAATTTTACGGAGATGACATCGAGGTATTCGAGAGCGCGTTCATTTTATTACTCAATCGGCAAAACAAAACAATCGGCTATGCCAAGATAAGCCAAGGCGGTGTTGCAGGAACATATGTTGACTCAAAGATAGTCGCGAAGTATGCTGTTGACAGCCTATCGAGCGGTGTAATCTTTTGTCACAATCATCCGTCAGGAAACCCTGACCCATCCCCTGAGGACATTGCCCTCAGTAGAAAACTAAAGAAAGGACTTAAATTGCTAGACATCAACCTATTAGACAGTATTATATTAACCCCAACTTCAGCTTACACATCATTAGCTGACCTAGGACAAATCTAAACATCATGAACGCAGTAATCCAATCCTTCCTTGAAGGCAAAAAGAAAAAACAAGGTAACGGCCAAACGGACGGCCGCTCGCTTTACCTATTCGGAAACCTCATCGCCGAACACAAACCAGACGGCCTCTATGTCACCAATGCCGGATGGCCGACTAGGACAACCAACAAATGGTTGAATACACTTCCGAACGTAAGTGTATACATGCACAAGAAAAAACCAATCCTAAACGGCAACCAATGGGACGGCGAAATGACAAGAGTCAACGAAAACCCACAGCCGGATGCCCCGCATGTCGGCATGTGCTTCGACGAGACCCAAGAGTACGTCCGCTTAGATGGTTGGAGGGGCTATGCCAAACCAAAGTATTCAGTTCACTGCGAGCCTGACACCGGTGGATGGGACGACAGCCCATACCCGAATGCTGAGCGCAACATCAAGGCCAAAGTTGCTGAGCTCAAGGCCAAAAAGATACCATGCAAGGTTGTCACTTTAGAAACGAGTAACGTTTTCTGCGTCAACCATTATATTATTGTACCACCTAAATTTTACGACCAACATGATAACTAAGCACGACCTAGAGTACGTCGGCCATGAGTCCATGGCTGACTACTATGAAGCAATCGCTCAACACATCGAGCAGAACAATTTATCAACCGCCAACGACATGAAGTCCAAGCTAAGCCGCCAACAACTACGCGACTTCGAGGACTTCATCTTAGAGGCATATTACTATGAAAGCTATGACAATACGTTTCACTGAAAGTTGGCCGGCCGGTAGGACTATCGGCCTATCAATATCCCTGAGTTTGGATGACAGGGAGATACTCATCCATTTTTTATTACACGGAATAAGTATAAAGTTATGATGAACAAAAGAATGCAGACCAAGTACATGACGGTCTTAGAGGACATGTATGTAAGAGACAGCTATACCTTAGCTGAGATCAGAGAAAAGCACCGAATCAGCCAATACTTTTTAATAGTGGTAAAGAAACTAGGCTATGTTAAGAAGATTGATGGCAAGAGGCAATACACTTGGAATAGCGGATCCCCAACCAGGCGACACCTCAATCGAATCAAGACTGAGTTGATGACCATTCAGTTGAAGAAGGTATCCAAGCGCCAGCCAAAGGCAGAGCCGCCAAGGAAGACTATTGTTAAACTATTTTGGGGTCTTATCACCTATGAAAAGTAAATTCCACATATGCTATCACCTGAGTCCAATCCTCTGCTCAGGTGTAACCATCGAGGCATATAACGTTAAAGAGGCAATTAATAAATCTAAAATCCCTGAACATGAAATCATCTATGTCGCCAACCTTAAAGCGGTACATCGTGACCTATGACAACGGCAAGTCACTAAAGCTATTCGCTACCAATCCAATGACAGCCCTATCACTTGGTCTAATTGTCAGTGATCAGATCGTCACCGACATCACCAAGGCTGTTGTACAGATCAAAATCGAGAAGCCATGCTTAAACTAGCCCTAACATTTGGTCTGATGTATTTATTCAGTCAGTCAAAGTACTTAGCAATTAGATTGCTAAGCATCGCATCATTTTTCACCTTAATGTATTTAACACTATGTATGCTAAAATTTTAATTGCGTCGATGGTCGGGATGGCCATCGTTACGCGCATCAAGAACGAGTACGTAAGGGCTTCCTTTGGGATCCCTATCGTTGCATTTATTATGTTCATGCTGTTGTCCATGTCGGTCAGCGCCCAATGGAAGCCAGACCGACCAGACTATGAGGTCTTGAGTGACGGCAACTTCTACACCACTGCCCACGACATGCAGACAGCTCTGTCAATTGCTCTCAACACCCTTGAGTACAACGGTGCTAAGATGCATAGCTTAAATGTCAACCGCAAGGACATCGACACACCACTGTTCAATTACTTCCACCGGTCAGGCGATGCTGACCGAGTATACATCGTCTACATAGCCAGAACAAAGACCGGATATGTGATTTGGTTCAGGTATATAATTGACGTAACAACTGAATTTGAGGAGGAATATGCCATCCTTGAGTATAAAAAAAGTTGACAATTTATTTGCAAGAAAGAAAGAAATATATTAATTTTGTTAAAATTTAATTTACATGTCACACTGGAGAAATTTAATGAAGGACAATAAGTACCTAGGGAGTTGGGACTTAGAGGTCAACGGCAAGTATGAGCCGAGAGTAGTAACAATCGAGAAGGTCTTTCAGGACGTAATGGTCGGAGAGATGGGTAAAGAAGACAAGGTGTTCATCAAGCTCAAAGAATTTCAGAAGAGCATGGTGGCCAACCGGACGAACTTCAAGAGACTCGAGACGTTCTTCCAATCGTTTGACTTTAACGACTACGTTGGCAAAGAGATTGTCCTTGGTGTTGAGAAGGTCAAGAGTCCACAAGGAATGACTGATGCGCTGCGTTTCAGCACACGTCCGTTACCTAAGAAGGAGAAGCCAAGCATCACACCTGAGCGATTTGCTAAGGCATTGCAGGCCATTGCTGATGGCAAAACCACGGCTGAGAAGTTAATTAGTGATTTCAATCTAACACCAGAGCAACATGCTGAAGTTACGGGCAAGTAAGTGCGCACCGCTATTCAACAGCGGCACACCAGGGCTTACGCCTAATCAACAAGCAACTCTTGATGGTCTACTATCCAAGATTAAATTGACTGAATTACAGGCAGCCAAGCGAGACGAGTTGGTTACAAAACGTGACCAACAGCCTGAGCTAAGTCAAGGTGCCAAGACATTGATCGAGGAGATCATTGACGAGAAGGTATACCAGTACAAAGATCATTTCTGGAGCAAGGAGACTGACAAGGGTACAGCTGTTGAGGACGAGGCAATTGAGCTGTATAACCGCATCTTCTTCACGTCATACAGCAAGACTGTTGACGGTGACAAATATGCATACTTAGATACACCGCTCATGCATGGCCACCCTGACATTGTTGATGCTGACAGGCTAAAGGTGCTTGACATAAAGTCATCATACACCAAGAAGACGTTCCCAAAGACTGAGGAGAAGGCTGCTAAGAAGGTCAAAGAGTCAGGGTATGACTGGCAGGTGAAGGCATACTTATGGATGCTACGTCAGACGACCGGCCTTGATTGGCGTGATGGCGAGGTGGCATACATGCTATGCAACACACCTGAGGAGTTGTTAGGTGAATGGGACGAGCCAAGCTTGCACTACATGGATGACATTGACGACAACATGCGTGCGACGATTGTGAGAGTGACTCTCACAGACGACGACATCTCAACGATCGAGCGTTGGTTGAAGGTAGCTAATGATTATGCTGAGAAATATATTGGCGTATTAAAAACCAAGAACCTATGAGAGTCCGGTTGTTAACAGATGGAGGCTATGGCTTACGTCATGATGAGGTCGGTAAGATCTATGAGGCCAAGCGACATAACTACGGTTACCTAGTTAATGTAGGTACTGATGAGTTATACTTCTATGCAGATGAGGTTGAGGTAATCCAGGACCATGTCTATTTTTTAGAGGCGGTAGAAGACAATGCTGAAAACTATGTCTTAGGTATTGCAGTGGCAATAATATGTATTGTCACAATTATTTTAGTAATCTTTTAATTAATATATATGTTTAAATTCAAAGGGATTGCCTACAAGGTGGGCAATGTGGAGACCATCTCCGACAAATTTCGTAAGCGTGAGCTAGTATTAACCGATGGTGCTGACCAGTACCCACAGTACATTCCATTCACATTTGTTAACGACAAGTGTGACTTATTGGAGAGCATTGCTGAGGGCCAAGAGGTCGAGGTATCGTTCAGTTTGAAGGGTCGTGAGTGGACTAGTCCACAGGGTCAGGTGAAGTTCTTCTCAACCATTGAGGGCTTTGCTGTTGCTGCTGAGAAACCGGCATTCGTTCCAGCGCCTAGCACTCCAGGATCAGGTCACACTGACGACTCGGATCTCCCATTTTAAGTTCATAGCACCTGCTAGGACAGGTTTGTTGTTTTGGTTTAATGGGTGTATCCTAGTGCACCCATTTTAATCTAATTTAATTATGTACACATCCACATCAACGGCCGACCGGTCGCTAAGTGACTCTATTGTTGAGTCAGTAATCAATAAGTATAAGCAGAGGTCTAAGCTAGGGATTGAGAAGTATGGCGTCACGATGGACCGAAAGGACTTGTCTGACGTTGACTGGCTCACGCATGCTCAGGAGGAAGCTCTTGATCTTAGCCTATATCTTGAAAAGATGATTGTGAAGAAGAAGATGTATGCCGATGCGTTCGAATGGCTTGAGCAGCAGCTTTACAAAACAAAGTGGGACGAGCTTACGCACAACGAGAAGATGAATATTTTCGGATCAGCAAGACTAATGGCTAACCTTTAAACAACAAGAACAATGAAAACAGCAGTAGAATGGTTGATTGATGAACACTTCGGGGGAATAGAAAATTGTACTCCCGATTTTAGATTTCATATACAACAAGCCAAAGAAATGGAGAAGGAGCAAGCAGAATTATATGCTGAATTTGCAGTATTAAATGACCGAAGCGAAAATCCTATAATCCCATTCAATGAGTTCATTAATATTGATAACCTTTAAACAACAAGAACAATGAAAACAGCAGTAGAATTTTTAATAGATTGGATGGGTAAGAACCAATACTTTATTGGTAATGACTTACTAAAGGCCGTTAAAGAGGCCAAAGATATTGAAATGAAACATCTTGCTCAAGCATTTGAAGATGGAGAACACAACTACTTCTACTCCAAAAAGACGGGAGAAGATTTTGAGAGTGGTATTGAGTATTATAATGAGAAATTTAAACAACAAGAACAATGAAACTAAACAAAGACGACCGAAGAGAAGAGATGGCTGCTATTGGCACAATGATACTGGTAGGCGTAATATCAATATCACTAATCATTCATTTTATTACAAAATGAAAAACTACGAACGAATCCTATTATTACTATCAGGAATAGCAATAGGTTATTTAATATTTTAAGTATGCTAGATAAAATAAAAGAATGGATTGAAAGAGACGGCCTAGATGGCCCTAGTCAGCGCATTGACTTGGTATACAAGCGCAACTATTTGTTCAGTATACTTAGAGAAAACATGACGCTTCAAGAGATCGGTAGGTTGTTCAATAGGAGACATTCATTGGTTATTCATGGAATCAAGACACATGAGAAGATGATGTCTGAGACCTATGAGTACAATGGTATGGAGATCAAGGGAAACCTTGCTTATTTGTCGGTGATTAACGAATTTAAAAAAGAATATGATAACCTACTTTCAAACGGTGACGAACACCAGCAAACCGTTCTACGTGTCAATAGAGACAGCGCTACAGAGGATCAGAGAGGGCAAATCGCAGCAGATAGTGGAGCAGGTGAGAGCCCTTACTCAAAAGGATGCGCGCAATGAAAATAAAAAATTACTGCCAGCCATATGCTTTAGTGGTAAGTTTGAGAAGCGTGCAGACACTGCCTGCATAGAGCACAGCGGAATCATTTGCTTAGACTTTGATGGATTTGATAGTAATCAAGAGCTAGAGGATTTTAAGTTTGATTTGATGCTCGATAAGTTTACCTTGTCTGTCTTCCTATCCCCATCAGGCGATGGTCTAAAGGTATTGGTCAAGATACCAAATGACATTGAGAACCATAAGCTATACTTCAAGGGCCTAGAAAAATACTACAACCGCAAGGAGTTTGACACTACAAGTCAGAACCTCAGCCGTGTATGCTATGAGAGCTATGATCCTGAGTTGTACTATAACGCTGACTCTGAGTTGTTTACTGACATGGTTAAGCCAAAAGTTACACATCCAAGAGCTGTGCAAACAACAACCATCCGGCTCAACGACTACAACGAGATAGCCAGACGACTGCTAGTTTGGTGGGGGCGTAACTACGGTATGGTGCCAGGACAGCGCAACAATAACCTATATGTGTTGGGCGTATCGCTCAAGGAGTATGGCATTGATAAGACAATGGCCCATTCAATAATGAACGATCAGGACCAAGGTGGTGAGATGGCATCAGAGATAGTGACGATTGTGAACAGCGCATACAAGGACATGTCGACGTTTGGCACCAAGTTTTACGACGAGTTTGAGAACGTAAAGAACGAACTGAAGAGAGGTGTTCCTGCAGAAGAGGTCGCTGAGAAGTACCAGATCGAGGAGCTGCCTAAGATCACTGAGTTCTGGACTAAGTCAAGTAAGGGAAAGGTTGAGTTGGTACCACACTTATTTAGATTGTTTCTAAATAACAACGGCTTCTTCAAGTACTACCCACCTGGATCAAGGACGTTTGTGTTTGTTAAGGTGCTTGACAACTTGATGAGCGATGTGACTGACGACATGATCAAGGACTTTGTGCTGGACTATCTGATGGACATTGATGATATGATGGTATACAACTATTTCGCCATGAATACCAAGTTCTTTCAAGAGACCTTCTTAAACTTTGTCCCTAAGATCGACGCTGTGTTCAAGGAGGATACCATAGACAGCGCTTACTTATACTACTTAAACTGCGCTGTGCAGATAACTAAGGATGGCGTTAACGTAATAGACTACAAGGACTTAGGTGGCCATGTATGGGAAATGCAGCGTATCAATCGTGATTTTGTATTCACCAATGATATTGGTGAAAACGAGTTTGAGACCTTTGTTAGGAACATCTCAGGCGACGACGACTCTCGCAAGCGATCGATGGAGTCAACGCTTGGTTACATGATGCATAGTCATAAGCCAGCGAGCTATTGTCCGGCTGTCATTCTAAACGATGAGGTCATCAGCTCAAATCCTGAGGGTGGTACTGGTAAGGGTATATTTGTCAACTCAATCAACCACATGAAAAAGATGGTGAAGATTGACGGCAAGGGGTTCAGTTTCCAGAAGTCATTCCCATACCAACGTGTACAGGTTGACACCCAGGTGTTGGTCTTTGATGACGTATCTAAGGGGTTTGCCTTTGAGAACTTATTCTCAGTGATCACCGAGGGTATTACTTTAGAGAAGAAGAATAAGGATGAGATTCATATTCCTTTTGAGCGATCGCCAAAGATATTCATCACCACAAACTACGCCATCAAGGGTGCAGGTAACTCATTTGAGAGACGTAAGTGGGACCTTGAGTTCAGACAGTACTATACCAAAGAAAGGACTCCTGAGGATGATTTTGGTCACATGCTATACAGCGGTTGGGACGATAGTGAGTGGGTGAAGTTCGATAACTACATGATCCGAAACCTTCAGTTGTATCTGAAGAAGGGATTGGTTGAGACTGAATTTAAGAACTTAAAGGTCCGCAAGTTGATCGCTGAGACATCTCCTGAGTTTTGGGAATGGGCTACAGCTAGAGATAACATGGACACCAAGCCAAACGCAAAGACAGTAGGTCAGGACATGCTCAATAGATTTATTTCTGACTACCCAGACTACGACCGCTATGGTAGATATAAGCTATCAAACGCTAAGTTCTACCATTGGCTTGATGCGTATGGTGAGTATGCGTTCGGTCAGAAGCCAAGGGCATACAAGGGCATGAACGGCAAGGAGATTCATTTTATTGTTAAACATCCAAAACAAACAAAGTTATGTTAGAAGAAATTTTAGAATGCTACCCGGATGAGACCTTCTTAAAGGCTGATGGGTTTGATGACGCTGTGATTGGCGTTGAGATAGGTGATCCAATGCGCCTAATCTATTCAGTAAAGCTAGTCATTGAGACATTGATTACTGAGGATGAGATGTCGTTGGAAGATGCGCTTGAGCACTTTGAGTATAATATTCGCGGTAGCTATGTAGGTGAGCAGACTCCTATATGGTGCGATGATATGTACATGGTATGAATCTAGCACAAATAATCTTAAAGAAGCGTTTCGAAGCCATAGTAGAGATAGCTGATAAGCCGAGAGGTAAGAAGGTAGAGAGTGAGCTATCTGAAATGATGCAGTCTTATATAGCTGCCATTAGGTTTCTTGAAGGTGGTACTAGTAAGCCATATTATGACCCATACTATGCTGTCATGGCATTACGTCGTGAGCTGTCATCGGTAAGGAATTCAGTTGAGTTAACTGAAGAGTTAACTCAAGCAATCAAAAAACTAAAGTATGAAGAGTCTAAGAAGCTATCAGATTGATATAGCTGCAAAGGGATTGAATATCCTAAAGAAGCATAACATCTTGTATTTAGCTATGGCCGTAAGAACCGGAAAATCAAGCACTTCGATGGAGGTAGCTAACAGGTTTGGCGCTAAGAGAGTGTTGTTTCTTACAAAGAAGAAGGCTATCGGTTCAGTTCTTGAGGACTATAAGGAGTTTGGTTACACATTCTATATTGATGTCATTAACGATGAGTCAATGCATAAACTACCATCCAATGACTATGATTTGGTGATACATGATGAACATCATAGGTGTTTTTTAGGAAACACACTAATCGATGGAGTTGAGATAAAGAACATAAATGTTGGAGATTTTAAAAAAAGTTTTAACTTTGAAAAAAAATGTTATGAATACAAACAAGTTAAAAATGTATTCAAAAATAAATTAACAGAAGGTTTAGTTAAAATAAGATGTAATGGAAAAGAAATCATATGCACCGAAAACCACGAAATATTTACAAAGCGTGGATGGGTTAAAGCTAGAGAAATATTACCCACAGATGAATTGCAAGTGGTGTGATAAAGAATTAACAGATAGTCAGGTATATAATTTTTTAATTGGAAAATTAAAAGGAAATGGATGTAGTGCAAAATGCTCTCAATTAATTCATTCATATGGATCTAAAGATAATATGCATAAAATATTAAATTCAACGTGCATTGTATGTGGATCTAATTTTCAAAGACAACCGTTTTCTAAAGGTAAGGTTTGTTCAATTTCTTGCCAAGGAAAGTTATCTTCAGAAAGAATGAAAAAGAATAATCCAATGTTCTATGAAGAACATAGGCTAAAAGCGTCTGAAAGGCAAAAGGAGATTAACCATAAGCCTGCTATTCAGGGTGGCAATGGGCGTGGTGCGACTGTCCATCAGTTAATGCTATATAATAAGATATCTGAATTAGATTCTTCATTTTCAATGGAGTATATAGAGAAGACAGGCCACTTAGCAAAACAATTTAAATCTCCAAGGCACTATAAAATTGACATTGCATCAAAATATCACATGATTGCAATAGAAGTGGATGGGATTAGTCATAACTCATTAAAAGTAAAAGAATGCGACGAAAGAAAGAACAAACTGTTAGCTTTGAAAGGGTGGAAAGTATTGAGATTTACAAACTCTCAGATACAGAAAGAATTAGAGAATTGTGTCCAGATGGTTATGTCTATGATATAGAAGTTGATGGCAATCATAATTACTTAGCAAACGGTATATTAGTCCATAATTGTGGTGCCTTTCCTAAGCCAGGTTTGCACACCAAGATGTACAAGAAGATGTATAGTCATTTGCCAATGATCTTCTTATCGGGTACACCATGCCCAGAGTCATACAGTCAGATGTATCATCAGTTCTGGGTGAGCGATTATTCGCCATTCAAAGAGTACAAGAACTTCTACAGATGGGCCGATGACTACGTCAATAAGTTCGACCGGGTAATCAATGGATTTAAGGTTACTGACTACTCAAGTGGAATGGAGCTCAAGATCATGAAAAATGTGGCTCACTTGATGATCAGCTTCACGCAGTCACAGGCAGGCTTTGAGACGTCAATCGAGGAGGAAGTTCTTTATGTCGACATGTCGGAGAAGACAAAGATGAT